GATAGGTAGGGTTGGTTGGCGGCAGCGGTGATGATGTACCTGCGTGCATTGCCCTCTCCAACTGCCGGAGTCACTGTTACCGTCTGACCGCCGTCAGTCGGGGACGCCAACACAGTCAGAGAGGTCAAGCTTTTGGGGTTGTGGCTTCCACATCGGCGTCAGTGGTGAATGGCGTGGTGATGTCGTAGTCTTCAAACGTAAAATCAAGATCTTCGGTGAGCTCAGTGTGGCTACCGTCAAGAAGAGACAGAGGAATTGAGTCGAAGTTGACACCGTGCAGCACGACGACCTGCTTGCCCGCTCCAGAGCTTAGGTCGTTGTTGGTGGCGGTGATCTCATAATAGCGGTCAGTGCCACTATCCTTGTACTCCTTGAGGTCTTCACGGAATCGCGCGCTCAGGTAGTAGAGGCTCAGTGTGCCACTGCCTGAAATACCAACAGTCTTGTGAAGATTCATGCGCTTGCCAACCACCTGAATCTCAGACTTGTCCTTGTCAATGTTGGCCTCAAGCTTGGTGACGTTGGCAAGCGTGATGAGATTGCTCGCATCCTCAATCTGTAGGGTGCCCTCACCGCCGCTGATTACATTCTGGCCAGTTGTCCATGCCATGATCTATTCTCCTTGTTCCAGTCTCCGGTGTATTCGGACACTACAATTGATGATGATGTCAGAGCCGGATATCGTCCAGCTCCTATTGTCAGTGGCGATACGTCCTGTGACACCCCACGGTATATATTCTACTACACGCATGAGGTCTAAGGCGTATCTATCACCAACAGTTTCTACTTCCTGTTCATTCTCTCCAAGAGAAAGCATTATCTGAACCGGCCAGTCGAATATTCGCCGACTGCCGAATGCGAGCGTCTCAGATGGATTGACCGGCGTGATGAACACGGCGGGCAGCGCAGGCACGGTCTGCTGCACATCGGCATAGACAGGCACTTCCTCAAGCCCCGGCACCGCGTGTATGCAGGCGGCGAACGCCTCAGACAGCGCGGCCCAGCTCATTTCGTTAGATGCTGTTCCAGCCATTGCTCAAACTGCCCCCTCACCCTGCCGTCTATCTGCTTGCTGATGATGTCCATGCTCACCTCAGCCATGTGTGCGCCGACGTAGTGCGCACCGCTAGCCTTGGTCCACCCGTACTCCACCGGTGCAGCGTAGCTCGTCGGATTGACTATCTCAATCCTAGCGATGTTGCCTGACACGGTCACGTTGCCTAGCGCCCAGTTGCGGCGCAGCGTACCGGAATCAACTGGAGTGCGAGGCCTGATCAGCTTGAGTGCCCGCAGACCCTCAGTGAGCAGGATCTTGCGCATCATGAGGGCGAAGTCATTCGTATCCGCTAGAGCCTCTATCTTCTTACGGTAGTCCGTGAATTCAGAGTATTGCATGCTCATGATACGGCCTCCAGCGTTACGGGCAGCTCCTGATGGTTCGTCCCGACTGAGGCCGCTCCTGTCGTGATTGCCGACTTGGCCGTGGTGCCGTGCAGCTCAGCGTACAGCCTACCTGCTGAGTCATAGCGACGGATGTCAATGCGACTCCCCGTGGGCACAACCACCTCTGGTGCGCATGATACGACTATCTGATTCTGCTCTAGCGTGTGCGTGCCGTTGGTGGAATCCTGAGTTCCTGTGGGCCAGCCGATGTGGCATGGCACATCAGTGACCTGCGGCGTGGTAGGTAGCTTGGTCTTGGTTATGCCGTTCACTACGACGGTCTGTACCGAAGTGATGTCCATCCTATCGGTGTAGAGGAGCTCTATGGCGGCTCTAAGCGCCGATATATCGATCATCGGTACACCTCACCATGTCATCCTACGGAAGCGATACAGCTGATCCCTGTAGTCCATTATGATGCCTTCCATGCCACTGGCAACGCTATGCGCTGAAGCTGCCTGTGCCGCCTGTGAGGTAGTGTCGTCACCGAACTGCGCACTGACGCTAAGCTCAGTGATAGAGCTGATTCTTGCTCCTGCAGTTGATGCTACACTACCAGACGGATCATTCTGTCTCTTGACAGCTGAAGCCCAGCGCACATAGTCGACGACCATGCTGGCCCAGACACTCTCAAGCTCTCTAGGAATATCATCACGGTTGCAGAAATTGAGTATTGCCCTACCGACGGCAGCAGCGAGAACAGCGGCGTCAGCATCGGCAGGCGCGTCCACACCGAGTAGCCTCAGTGTGGTCGCGGCCTCAGCGATGACGCGCTGTTCCTGTGCTGTCGCCGTCATGACTACTTGACCTTGAGAACGTAGACGTTGTCGATGCCTTCGTAGCTGGGTGCCACGATCTCAGACACAGAGGTGATGACGTTGACCGGCAGCGCCTCCTTGAGCGTGAGCACTGCGACGCCAGTGTTGACGATTGCCACCTGTGCACCGGCGACTGCACCGCCGCGCAGATCGACCTCTTCGGGCGTGGTGCCGTAGTAGGTGGAACCAACGGAAGTGCTCGGCAGGAAGACGACCTTATCGTCGTCCATGAAGGAATGCGCCACCTTGTTGGTGTCGTAGTACTGCTTCGCGTAGACTGTGAAGGCGATGCCGGTCTTGTTGCTGAGGTAGGTCTGCAGTTCAGCATCGGACAGTGCAGCATTGGTGGCAAGAGGGAACACGTCCTTGCCAATGTTGGTGTCCGTGAGCAGCGTGGCCCACAGTGTAGGGGATACGATGGCGCGTGTGAGCATGACACCATGCGCGGCCGCGTTGCGCTTGATGGCGAGAATGTCAGCCACCGGGTGCTGGCTTGCGCCACCCCACACTGCGTCACCGGTGAGCGTGGTGGCGTTGTTGGTGCTCCAGGTGCCATTAGGATCGTAGTTGTAGGAGTAGTTGACCACCTGCCCACTGTCGTCGGCGGAGGCGATGTTGATCTTCGCGCTCTGCAGAAGCTGGAAGATCTCGACCTCAGGATTGATGAGCGCGCCATTGATGAGGCTGGTGGCGTCGTCGAAGATACGGCTCACCACGTCATCAACGTAGGGCGCATTCGCATTGAGCAGCGTGAGCAGCTCCTGACGATCCTCCTCGCCAATGCGCATGGACTCACGGAAGAACGGCAGCTTGATGCCGGCCTTGGTGACTCCACCGCGATCGCGCAGCGTGGGCTTGGTGTCGAACGCGCTGGGCGCCAGCTGTACGGGCAGAGAGTCCTTACCGCGCAGCCACTCGAGCTTCAGCCCGGACATGCGCTTGGCAGGGAACAGGGACGGCCCGAGGAACGGAATGGTGTTGCTCTGGAGCGTCTCCCAATAGGCAGCGATAGCCGGTGCAGTTACCAGCTCACTAAGATTAGCCATGATTGGCAATCCTTTCAAAAAGAAGTGTCATGTGTTTGCAATGAGGTGGTCATCTGCGCGGTTTACGTGACGCGGCACGAGGTGTGGCCCTAGCCTCTACATACAAGTATACCCCCACCGCCATAACAGTGAGGGTATAGAAGAGCGGTATTTCACCGCAATCAGCGATTATTATCCGAAGACATGGATTCCGGGGAGCGCCGCCTTGGCTTCAGTGGACAGAGGCGTTTTGAGAGCGCTGGTCTTGATATCACCGACATAGACGATCGCGGCCTGCACCGTGGCGTCTCCGTCAGAGAAGGCGTAGTCCTGCAGAACCACGCCCTTGGCAGTGGCGTCATTCGCGGGATAGACCGTTCCACCGAGCAGAACCTTGGCTCCGCCCTCGGTGGAGACGGCCGCGTCAGTTGCTGCTACGGTCTGCGGATAGGCAGAGTAGCCGGTCGGGTGAGCAAGGACGGTGCCCTTGATCGCGTATTCTGTTTCATGATATCCAGCCATTGTCGGCCCCTTATCTTTGTTGTATTACCGCTACGATTACAAGTATAGCGCTGCCACTACGCCTTGAGAGCGGCGATGATGGCGTTGACCGCAGTTTTGTTGGCGTTAGCTAATTCTGCTGCGGTAGTCGCGTCAGTGGCATCAGCCACGGACACAGGTGCAAGCGCCGCAACGGCAGCGGCTACTGCTGTGCTATTCCCGCCTCCCTGCGCCGGGTAGCTTACCTCTGGAAACCACGTAATGCGTGGGAGCGCACGCTTGGCGTCATCAGTCGGGTCCTCAGGCAGACGTGCGGCGCGCACATCACCAACGAAAAGCAGCGCGCCTGACGCGCTACCGCTGGTGACGTCCACCGTCTTGAGCACCACTCCCGTTGCAGTGGCATCATTGGCCGGGTAGATGGTGCCTGCTGGAATGGTACTAGCACCAGTGACGGCATCAGTCACCACGAGCGCCGAGTCCTCAGTCCGGCTGAAGGTGTGCGCATAGGCGCGCGCTCCATCCGGAAACTGCAGAATCGTGTGCTCCTGCTCATATAGCGTATTACTTAGCATGCTCGCCTACTTTTCGGTTCCTGCATGTGCGGCGGTAGGCGCTACTCCGTCGTGGAAGTAGTAGTCGCTCGCTGCCTTCGCTGCCGCCATGCCGCCATTACGTGCCTCAGCGAGCTTGGAGCCGAACTTCTCGGCATCAAACTGCTTGCTCCCCGCAGCAGCAGTGATGGCGCTCTCCGGTGGCCTGAAGCCCCGCACGCCACCCTTGCCTGCCCCGTCAGTTCCATCGGTGCCCTCAGCTCCCTCAGCTGCCTTGGCCTTGAAGAGATAGGGACGATCCTTGCGGAGGGCATCAATCTGCTCACCGACCCCAATCGCCTTACCATCACCGGTGATAGAAACGCTATCCATGTCAATCAGCTTCAGCAGCAGGTCAGGGTCCTGTGCGTCAGTGCCGATGGCGCTGCGCACCGCATACGTCTTCTGCATGGAGGCAAGCTTGGATGCATATTCCTCAGAAGCCTTGGTGTTTGCCTCCTGAAGCGCAGTGACCTTAGCCTTGAGCTCGTCGGCGCTGCCCTGAAACTTCTTGAGTCCGGCGATCTGAGTGTCTCGCTCAGCTACCTGTCCCCTGACGTCCTTGAGCTGCTCATTCACCTCGTCAAACCGAGACTTCGGAATGAATTTTCCGTTGATGCTGTCAGCGTGCGCCTGCACTACCTTGTCGGCCTGATCCTCTGAGAGACCGATCGCCGTCAGCGCTTCCTTGGTCATGTCCATGTTCATTCTTTCTCTTGGCTTACGCAGTTACCGTGATGCGACACGATTTGCCTTACAGCTCATCATTATACCCCATGCTGAGTATCGCGGGCCGCTCTGGCTGCTTTGTTGGCTGCGATTATATCGGCCACGGTAGATTCTGCGCTTATCGCGTCAGGCGCGAGCGGGTAGGCCCATTCCTCTGCCTCATCGTTCATGCGCCTTGCGAAAGCACGGTCATTCGCATCTATCTTATTGTCTTCCATAACACACCTCCATTACTAATACTATAGTATATTACACTACGACCTCAAGCACAATATGCACGCCCTTGGGCGTTTTCTCCCTCTCAACGACTTTGAATTTCGTGTTCGGCGGCAGCAGCACCTCAGCCTCCCTATCCTTGTACTTGCTCAGGCCATCAGCGTACAGCCCTTTGGTGCCCTTGGGCACTCGTATCTCAAGGAGCGCCTCATCGTTGAAGTCGGTCGCCAGTTTGCTACTGATAGTTGCGCTGTTCACTATTCCGGCAGAGTGCACATCTCCGGTCTCCCAGCCGTCTTCATAGTGTTTCATCTTGGTGCCGCGATAGACCACCATATCTCGGTCAATGACGGACCGTTGCAGCACGTTGTTGAGCGCTTCAGTCGCCTTGGCAAGGCCGTCTGGAATGACGCCCTCATACGTGCCGGACAGCAGCTTATTGATGGCGGTGTATCCACTGCCAGTGTAGATCGTCAGCGCCTTCTTCTCAGTGTCGGTGGCTTTGATGACGTTCTTGATATCATACGCAGCATTGCTACTCAGCTCATACTGGAGCTTCAGCAGATTGCCGCTATCCGCATCACCGTTGTTGACGACAGCCTCCCAATCCACCTTGCCGTTATTGCGCTCTACCACGCGATTCAGCGTGTGCTGACCGCTCTTTGCTATGTCCACTACCTCCCTGAGGCAACCCGCGTAGGTCTTGGACTGTGCCGATGCCGTGGTGACCATGCGGTCAAATTCAGCGGTGGGCAGCACCTTTCCTATCTTGTCATACTCAGTGGTCGGGCCAGTACTCGGCGTTCCTGGTATCTGCGCGGCGCGGCGAGCGTTAACTGTCTTTGGCTGCACTGGCTTCTGCACTCCGGTGACCGGCGACGGCTTGCTCTTAGCCTTGGTGGCATAGGCCTCACGCGCTGCGGCTAGGCGCTTGGAGATGACGTCAGGGGCGTCTACGACTATGACGCCGTCAGCGTTGCGCGGTCTGGCGATGCCGCCGTACTTCTTGGCTACGGCCTCCTCAGCCTCAAGCACGCTCACCTCGTCTATGTCGCTAGTGTCGACGTCTGGCACGGTGGTGCTACGGCAGTTGGGGTGTAGTGGAGGTGCCGTCACT